CCACCTGTATTCAAAGTTGGGTTGAGAAAGATATGGGGCTTCTGCGAAGCTCCAACCAAATCGGCATCTAAGGCACCACCAAGACCACGTTCAATTGTGACTTGGTCAAATCCGCTTAATGGATTGTATGATACTAAAACTCTGCCATAATGAAATGGTGTCCCACTAATCAAGACCTTCATATGTAAATTCATACGTAAAAGTTCAAAATTAGCTATCTTATCCCGAATGAAAGGATTAGTTAAATAAGCTGTCCATGGGTTCAACGTCTCGTATAACGGAGTGTTGATAGCCCATTGATATGTTGCCACATTAATTGGACGGCACAGAAAATTACCTAAATCGCTATCACTATTATTTGCTAAATTAAATGTAGCATCTGGTGCGGTGGGTACCGTAGTATTCCAACCGGCAGATTCATCGGCAAATGTTGTGATTTCTGCTTTTGCAGTATCATTAGCCGTGCTAACATTCATAGTTGCAGATTGAGACGGTAAAATTGGTTCTTTTAATTTATCAATTTCCAATTGCAACTGAGCAATCTTACGTTTTAATTTTCTACTATGTCCGTACTTTCGTGCGACATCATGTTGTAGTTGGTGAATACGCACCAACGCCGTTTCCAGTGTATAAGGGGCCTGGAACTCCCCATTGTGCATAGTTGAATCCATTGCACTTGGATATCGTGTAATACTAGTAATGCTATTTACGTAGTTAAAACAAGTATACGCATCAATATACCTGAATCAGAGCTTCTCTTGTTTGTAGTTTCAAACTACTCCACTAAATAATGGTACCCCACGAGGGAGGTTCAAGACAAATGAGTTTTCGTAACATACATTTAGTTTGGAAGATACTATATGCAAGTTCGTAACTACCTCACTTGGGTTCTTTGGTTTTAATCGCATGTGTCCAACGCGATATCACATTCGCGAAAATTTACCCTATTCCTCTTTCGAGGGAGGGTATGGGTTTTCATCCCATTCGTATTTCTCACAATACTTCAAGATCTGTTCCTGATAAGTAGGAAACGAACCTACAAGCCCTGTGAGATTACATTCGTCTGCAACTTGTTTAAGTTGTGCGCATCTTTCAGTGTATTTCTCACGTCCAAAATGTGCATACTTATCAAGAGCATCCCTAATTGTACAAGCAGCATGAAGCTCCTCCGAAATTTGTGATTTTCCATGTGCATGAAGCATCTTAGCAATCGAACTTTCTTCAATAACTGCGCGATACAATTGTAATTCATCATCCCAAACCGCATTGTGTTTTAAGAAACCTGCCTCAGATCCATGAATAAATGGAACAGATTCAGCCTCTTTATCAGCCATAGTGTATGTTATATCACAATCAGCTAAGACACGAGCAATATTGGTATGATTATAAGCATCATAGCCTTTCTTGACGGACATAATGTTATCATCACCATAAGTCAGCAAAGCAACAACGTCAGAAAATAACGGCGTTTT